AATATTCAATCATATTTTGATGAATATGAAAAAGCAATTAAAAAAGCAGGAGGACCACAACCACCTCGTGCGATTAAAAAAGAAATAAAAACTTTTCAAAAACAACAATCAAACATTTTTAAAAATAAATAATATGGCACCTCGTAAACCAAAAGGAATTGATTGGAGCGACAACCTTGCCGACTTCAAAAATACTTTAATTAAAATTGCATCCGACGACCCAATTATCGGCAGTCAAGTAAAATACGCACAATCATTTGCCAAAGGCGGAACAGAAGCGTTAGCAAAATCTGTAGTAAGAGAAACCGCAATTACCGCAGCAAGTTATGCAACAGGAAAAGTTTTAGGCAAAGCAATCACAAAAGTTGCCCCAAAAATTCTGCCCAAACTATTACCAGCAAAAATTGGTGTACATCACAGTGTCACCCCAACAAGCGGAAACCCATTCACGGGCAAAGTACAAACATCAGTAGCCAACAAAGGTCTTACAGCCATGGACCAAAAACCTGGCTACTCCTATTTTTGGGACACAGGCAAAGGAAAATCTGGCATAGCCAAAGCAGTTACCGAAGCAGATTACCAAACAAAACAAATTGCTGACAAAATCCTATTAGACCCAGGTCAAAGGGCTGTTGGATATGTAACCAAAATAGGTCGAGGCATGGCACAACAAGACACCAACGTGCCAGGGACCATTGCCAGAGAAGTACAAGGAACCCAAAAAATTGTTAAAACCGTAGCCGCCTCTGGACCCAACTATCTTGGCATGACAAGTTTCAGCCAAAAAAATCTTAAAGATTTATCTAGAGCAGTTCAAGTTGCTAAACAACAAGAGTTTGTAAAAAGCGCGGCAAAACTAGGAACACTCGGTGCAGCGACTACAATTGGTGCAAGCAAACTTCCTAAAAAGAAGTAAGGTATTCCCCACATGGGAACCAAACGTAAAGTCGCACCAGAAGACAAAGCCAGATTCTTTGCAGCCATAGCAGCAGGCTCATCAATCACCGAAGCCTCACGAATCGCAGGCGTACACATCAACACAGGCTCAAACTGGTTAGCCAAATCCAAAGCAGCCAAAGCAAAACTAGACCAAGCCGTACTAGAAGCAACCCGCGTCCGCGGCAAAGGCGGCGGCGTACAACACAAACAATACGAACAGGACCTCGACGAAGCCACCAACCTACCCCCAGCCATCCCACTCGGACGACTCTGCCCAGAAGCACAACGCGGACTAGAAGACTTCGACTTCTTCCGCAAATACTATTTGGGTCGTGTCCCATCCCCATGGCAAGTAGAAGCCGCAGTCACCCTCGTAGAACTCCTAGAACACCCCGAAAAAGAATTCGTAGTACTCAACGTCCCACCAGGCGCAGGCAAATCCACCTTGTTCCACGATGTTGCAGTATGGGCAATCGTACGCAACCGCTCAATCCGCGTCATGATTGGCTCAATCTCACAAGCCATGGCAAAACAATACTCACGACGCATCCGTGAAACCCTCGAACGCCCACAACCAATCCACCCAGACCCAGAAATAGTCAAAAAAGGACTAGCAGTAAACGCCGAAGGATGCCTATCCATCGACTACGGCAGGTTCAAACCCTCCGACAAAGGCGCATTATGGCGTGCAGAAGAGTTCGTAGTAGAACAACTAGACGGAAACGGACTAGACAACAAAGAACCAACCGTCCGTGCATACGGAATTGACTCAGAATACATCGGTCACCGTGCCGACCTATGCCTTTTCGACGACGTAGCTTCCGTAGACAACGCCCGTGAAGGCGCTACACGAGACAAAATGCTAGAACGCTGGGACCAAGTAGCCGAAGCCCGTGTAGACCCCGCAGGACTACTAGCTGTCGTAGGGCAAAGACTAGGAACAGGCGACCTATACGCCCATTGCCTCAACAAAATCTCTTACGATGTCGACGAAACCGACTACGACGGCATGGACATGACCACCCCAGAGTCATTAGCCGCCACAGAACCAACCAAAAGCCAGAAATACAAGCACATTGTATACAAAGCATACTACGAAGAACTAGACACAGGACCAGCATCACGCCGATACGACGCAAAACCCTACCCTGAAGGACCACTCCTAGACCCCCAGCGTCTCTCATGGAAAGATTTGTCCTATATTCGCTACTCAAACCCCCGAACCTTCAAAGTTGTCTACCAACAAGAAGACGACGCAGACGATGCCAACCTAATTTCCCGTGTTTGGATAACAGGCGGACTAGGACAAGACGGAGTTCTCTACCCAGGATGCATTGACAACGACAGACTCCCAGGACAAATCCCTGAAGGACTCGGACCACCCGTAATATCCATCATTACAGTCGACCCATCACCGTCACAGTTCTGGGGAATCCAATGGTGGCTCTACCAACCCCATACCAACCTGCGATACCTCATCGATGTCGAACGAGTCAAGCTCACAGCTGAAGAACTCTTGGGTTATGACACCACATCACAAATATATTCAGGGTTACTCGAAGACTGGACCAACCGTGCCTTCGCATACGGCTACCCTGTATCACACATCGTGGTAGAGGTCAACGCCGCCCAACGATTCCTCCTCGCCCACGACTTCGTACGCAAATGGCAAACACGACAAATGGTCAACATCATCCCCCACACCACACACCGAAACAAATTCGACGAAAAACTCGGCATCGAAGCACTACTCCCACCTCTCTACCGTGCAGGCGCAGTCCGACTCCCATCAATGCGCGGCAACTGGAAAACACTTGCACTAGTAGACGAACTCACCAAATGGACACCAGACAAAAAGAACGGCACCGACCTCGTAATGGCAAACTGGTTCGCAGAACTACACTTCCCGAACGTAAGCGGAGTCAAACTCCCACCACGACAATGGCGACCAACATGGATGCTACAAGGCTAATATAGTACAGTTGCGTTAGTCATCAAAAAACCAAGGAGTTTACTCTAAGTGCTATCCGTCGAACAAATTGTCGAACTTTACAACGCACGACGCGAAGCACAAGGACCAGTCCTGCGCCGCATGCGCGAAGTACGCGACCTAGCCAATGGCGACGTAGTAATCCCACTCTCAGAACTAGACCGCAACGCACGCACAAACGTAGCGAACCTCCTCATCCAAGGCTTGGACCAAACATCGATGCGTATTGCATCAACCATGCCGATGCCATTCTTTCCGCCAGTAAAACAAGGCAACCTTGACTCCCAAGAAATGGCACGACTACGCAAGAAGGTAGTTCTCTCATATTGGGACCACAACAAGATGAACCTAAAGATGCGCCGCCGCGCACGCCACTTCCTCGCATACTCATCAAGCCCAGTAATGCTCCGCCCAGACTTCCGCAAACTACAACCAACATGGGCAGTACGCAACCCGCTAGACACCTACGCTGCACCATCCGAAGACCCAGACAACCTAGTACCAGACGACTGCATCTTCACCTACACAAAGACCGCACAATGGCTTATCGACTATTACGGTGAACAAGTCATCGGAAAACTCCGTATGGGTCGCGTCACCTTCGACACCAAATTCACCATCCTCGAATATGTCGACGACCAAGAAATGGTTATCGCCGTCATGGGCGCACCACTTGCTGAAGGTCTCACACCACCAGAACGCGCTGGTCTAGAAACCATCGAACTAGAACGCATCCCTAACCGCACAGGCATGCCACTCGCTGTAGTCCCATCACGCATCACATTAGACCAGCCACGCGGACAATACGACGGCATCCTCGGAATGTACTTCACCCGCGCACGCTTGCAAGCACTCACCGAAATTGCTATCGAACGCGGCATCTTCCCTGACGAATACCTTGTATCACGCCCAGGCGAAAACCCTGAAATCATTCAGCTTGCTGACGGCAAAACAGGACAACTTGGTGTAGTTAAGGGCGGCGACATTCAACAGTTGCAGACCAACCCAGGTTACAAAACCGACACAGCCCTAGACCGTCTCGAACGCCAAGAGCGTCTTGAAGGTGCAATCCCTGCAGAGTTCGGTGGCGAATCAGGAACCAACATCCGTACAGGACGCCGCGGCGAAAACGTGCTATCAGCAACCGTTGACTTCCGTGTACAAGAAGCACAAGCAATCTTTGAACAAGCACTGTACGAAGAAGATAAGATTGCTATTGGAATTGAAAAAGCATATTGGGGTAACCAAAAGAAATCATTCTTTATCCCAGGACGAGTATCAGGGGGAATGACACACTATGTACCAAACAAAACTTTTGAAACCGATTTCCACTATGTCAACTATCCGTCATCTGGTTCGGACGTTAACGGTCTTATCGTTGGTCTCGGTCAGCGTCTTGGCACTGGGCTTATGTCTAAAGAATCTGCTCGCGAAGCTGACCCACTCATCACAGACCCCGAACTGGAAAAAGACCGCATTACTGCTGAGTCCATGGAAGCTGCACTACTGTCCTCAATACAAACCCAAGCAGCTGACCCTAACGGACCTTATCAGCCAGACGATTTGGCGTATCTCACAATGCTCACCATCGAAAAAAACGTCCCAATCTATCAAGCAGTACAAATGACACAGCAACGCGCACAAGAACGCCAAGCCGCTATGGCACCACAAGGCGCACCAGAAACAATGCCAGGACTTGCTATGCCAGGAATGGGCGCAGAGATGCAAGCAGCACCACCTGCAGGTCCACCAAACATCCAAGGACTACTTGCACAACTTGGTGGTGGCAACGCTGCAGTAGCACAACAACCAAACACTCCAGGAGCGGTTCTTTCACTAGGGGGAAGACTATAAATGGCAACGTACGCTAATCGCACCGATTTGCAAAACCCAACAAAAAAGATGGCGGTAACAGCAGCCACAGGTCAAACCTATGGTGAAGCTGGCGCACAACGCGCAGCACAACAAGCCGTACCTATGGGCGCACCACAAGCACCTGTTATTGCTCCAGGTTCGCTTGGCAATCTTGACCGTCCAACGGAACGCCCAACAGAACCAGTAACTGCAGGTAATCCGCTTGGTATGGGTCCAGGCGCTGAAGCACTTGTTACACCATTGCCAGATACTTTGATGGCTGGCGGGAAACAAGACCTCATCAATCAGGTCCGTTATGTTTACTCAAAATATCCGAACACGGCTGTGTTGCAATTGTTGCTTGAACTAGAAAACCAGCCGCTCACATGAGAGAAACCATCCAGCAACTTGAAGCTGAAGCACGCGCCGCAGAACTAATTAGAAAACAAAAAGAACAATACCCATACAAATTTACTGCTGACAATGCAGAACGTTTAGCGCAAACAACATACGGTAGTTACTACACCAACCCAGAAGTAACCGCATCCATTGGTTTGTCAGATGCTCCGATTGACCCATCCCAAATTCACATCAACTCTCAGCGTCAAGCATTAGCAAACAGCGATGCATTGCGTAGCAGAGAAAACATCCCTGTCGGCTCTACCGCAACCACAGGAAACCCACAACAAGACTTTACCCTCGCAGACCTTTTGCGCATTTCCCCACAAGAAATGGCTGTACGAAAAGACCATCAACCAGCATGGTGGGACAAAGTAGACCCAACCTGGGAAAACGGTCTTAACTGGAGAAACATTCCAGTACCAGAAATTAAAGACGCATCAGAACTAATGGACCTTCAAGAAGTTCAAGTGGTCAAACTGTACATGTCTAAAACACAAGAAGAATGGGAAGCAATCCCTGGGATGATTGCAAAAGACACTTTTGATATGGAAGGCAATCGAACTGGGAAGTTTGATGCACGAATAGATTTGCCTGCAAAATTTAAAACCCTAGACAACATGATGACTGCGCGTGCAGCATTTACTAACCCAGATTTATCTGGCGGAGAGAAATTTGCCGCGACCTTAATTGAAGACTTCAAATTTGGTGTTAGCTCAACAGGTGCAGTACTTGGTGGAGTGCTTGGCACACCATTCAAAATTTTGGGGTTTTTTGCCCCAGACCATATTGGTCCAGCAGGTGGGATTGAAATTGAATCATTGGGTGTAACACTTCCGTCGAGAATCAGCGTTAAAGACATAGTTGGAAAACCAATACGGGCAACAAGTAAAACAATATCTACAGGTTTTCTTGCATCAGCACAAGCATTAAAAAACACTATTGAATACAGGCTTACCCACCAAAGTGGCTCTATCGGAACGTTTACTATCCCAATGGACAACTGGGAAGATTACCAAAAGACAGTTATCGAAGGAAACATTCTTACCCAGATTGTTAAACAGGCTGTCACTGAAGGAAGTCTTGATGTTGGCGCAGGATTTTTCCCAGAAGGCAAAGCCGCGGAAGAAGCACGCAAAGCACACGACGCAGGTTTACCAAAAATTGATGGCAAAACTTG